ACTACTAAGAGTGATCCCGGTTATGCCACCATAGATTGCGGTATTTGCAGATAATGTCGTATTATCCTGGGACGCAGTAATGTTACCAAGGTTTTCCACATTACTCGTAATGCTGTCGATAACGGTATCCTCAGTCGCCACAATGGCGAACCAATTGCCCGTATGTGCGGAGGTGTCTGCTATGTACTTTCCTCCGTTAAGTCCTAATCCTCTGTATTCGTTAGCCATGATTAAATATTGGTTTGGTAGGTTGTTCCGTAAGTTACGAATTGTATAAAGTTCTGCTGACCCTGTTGGCGCTCCAACTTGTCATGCTCCATAGTTAAAAGTGATTCTGCCTGCTGAAAGGCGACTCCCGCTTTATCCGTCTGCGAGTCCGCATTTAAGAAGTCCCCGTAGGCTCCGTATACCGCATACTCGCTAAAGATATATGGGAAGTCTGTACTGCTAGATGTGTAGTCTGTGTATGGTGCGCGGAATTGCAGGAACACAGGCTTCGTGCTACTGCGATTTGTAAGTACAACTTTACCATAGCCACTACTTGCGTATTCCACACGAAATGCCACCTCATCCGCAAACCCGGTGTCATAGGGATCGTTATTGGATATGCGGAGAACTTCGCCAATTTCCGTACCAAAATCGATTACATTCATAATCGTGGATACTGCTTCGGCTCCGCTTCCCCCTCCTCCTGAAAAGGATACCGTGGGGGCAGATGTGTAACCTGTCCCTCCTGCGGTGACCGCCACTCCGTTTACCGATCCATTGGAATCGATTGTCGCGGTGGCGGTGGCTCCGCTTCCTCCTCCTCCGCTAAAGCTAACGGTTGGGGCGGATGTGTAGCCTGTGCCTCCTGTGCCTACGGATACATTGCGTACCTGATTGTCAGGTGTCTTCTGTTCCAAGCGGATAGTATCGGGCCACTTGGTGCGTTCCCATGCCAATCGTCCAAAGCGATTGAAACTACGGATCGCTGAGTTCTCTTCAGTCGTAAGTAACGAGTCCACGCCCACCAGGTGCTTGAGGTTGGTGAGCATTGTACTGACCGCTACTTGTCTCATGCCGTTTTGAAACTAGGCCCGCTGAAGGACTTCTTAGTTAAACTCTCTGCCTTGAAGGATGGATTGTCGCGAAGATACTCTTTAATGAAGCTCTTATCGCCCCAACATCCTGGCTTAAATTGATGCCAACGAAAATAATCGCGGGCAGGGATGGATGCTTTTAATTGTCCAAGTCCATCTGCTTTGGCGGAACCCATCTCGCGGTTCTCCTTACGGCATTGTGCCTCACGCATAGCTAACTGTGATTTTTCCAGGTCCACCTCGTAACGCAAATAACGGTCGAGGTTCTTCATGAACTGCGATCCGTTTCCGCTTTTCCAACTTGGTAAGAATATTTCCGCCATTTTTAGTATAGGTTAGAGGGAGGTCCGCATCGCGAACCCCCCTCCGTTAAAAACCCGATTAGTTGAAGTAACCGTGTGCTTTTGGGCTGTAACAAGCAAGGCCCGCTACGAGATCCGCAAAACCTCTGCGACCTCCGCCACGATTCTCAAGCTCAGAAGTAGACTCAGCTTTAAGCATGTGGATACCTACATACTCAGGATCGATAAGGAGTCCTGCGTCTGCATCGATAGTAGCTGATCCGGATGTTCTGTTAACGAACACGGATGGCACGATATTTACAACCCCGTAATCTCCCTCGTATACTGAAACTGTAAGACTAATCTTCTTACTTTCAGCAGGCTGAGTAACTTGGTAGTTCAATGCAGTTGTAGTACCTTCCTGACGAGCGAAGTTTGAGATTTCGCGTTTAAGTCCAGGACCTGCAATCAAGGTGAGTTGTCCGCCAGGCATTCCGTTAGCTTCGTAAAGCTCTTGGAGTACATTATTAAAAGTAGTCTCTGTCTGAGTTCCGGTTGTGTCGTTGGCGACATTTTGAAATCCGGCAGGTACATCAGCAGGCTGACCACCAACTCCTAACCATTTGAGCATACCGCGAGTTTTGTATGGATTGGTTCCATCATCAGCGTCACGGTCTTGTGCGGAACAAACAGCAGATTCAAGATCTCTTTTTAATTCCCGTACCGCCTTGCTTTCGGCGTTCGCGTAACTACTTGCGACACCGGCTGTATCAACGATTTCCTGAAGATCGGAAACTGCGAAAGTTCTGCGAAGCTTTTGTACATAGTTACCAAGCTTTGCGCGGTTAGCGGCTTTGTCATCAAAAGACGATGCGTCTTCGCCTTCGAGTACTCCTGAAAACGAAACTTCTGATAAATCATCACATTGCCATTCAAAGAATGTGCCTGTTGCGTTTGCTTTTTTAGCCATTGATACCAATGGGGTTGACTCAGGTTCAAGCAGGGTGACGATGTCCGATAAATCCTCACGATTTCCGGCTACTGAATATGTTTTTGTAGATGCCATTTTAATTAATTCCTTTTAAGTTTTAGATAAGATTGATAGTCCGCCATAGATCCGGATTCTTCGTACTTTTTATACGCCGCCTCCACAGCCTTCAGCTTTGCCGCTTGTGGAGTCTTTGCCCTAGCCGCTCCTGCTTCCGTGGATGCCACGGGTGCTTTTGGCTTGGGGGCGGGTTTCGACTTCTGTTCCTGGCGTGCCTTTACCGCATTCAATCCTTCCACCATGAGTGCCAGGGCGAAGTTTGAGTTTGGTAAGTGGTCAACCAAGGGCTTATAAAGTTTGTTGGACTTTACTTGCATGAACAACTTGTAGTCATCGCTATCCGCGTCTCCTAGAAACTCGAATGTTTGCAACGCCTGCTGATCAGATGCCTGACGCTCCTTGATCCATGCCTGTCTTGCGGGGGCATCCTTGCGTATAATTTTATTCGCGTTGGATTTTATTCTCCGCAGATCGGCCTTGGTGTAGGTTTTGTCACCATCCTTTAGAACATACTCATTTCCGTCATCGTCATATTGGGTCTCGTTTTCCATCCCATCCTCTGCCCACTCGATTAGAGTGTTGAGGTTTTCGACTTCTTTCATGAGTGCCTGCTCATCAGCCACATTATGTAGAGCGTTGTCCTTGAGGAACCCAGGAGTTTCAGTATCTTGCGTTTGCTGTGCCTGCTCGGCTTGCGCTTGCAGTTCAGCGTTTTCCGCTAGTAGTGCTTTCTTCTGAGCGGTAAGTCTGCCAAACCGTTTAACCGCAGATGCGTTCAGCGATTTTGCGAGTTCGCGACTTTCCTCTTCGGACAGGTTGTCCAGGTCGATTCCGTACTTTGAAAGAACATTTTCCGAAGGTTGTGGGGACAGCGTATTGTCATCCGTTTCTTCGGCGGTAGTTTCCTCAGCGACTTCCGTAGGCTCCGCAGATTCATCAGCGGGTTCGTCCGTCTCTTCGGTGATAGCTTCCGGTTCTGTTTCTTTAGCTTCTTTGCGCTTCAGTAACTGATCCGCAAATTCTGCCATTGAGACATTACCGTCTGCTTTCGTTTCTGTTTCCACGGAATTTTGAGAGGACTCCGAGACAACCTCTTCGGTTAATGTTTCCATAATAATCAAGGCTGTAGCCTAGTGTAGCAAAATGTAGTCTATTGTCTTGACAATGGCAATAAAAAACCCCCTGCGCCACCCCTAGCGCAGAGGGCAAGTCACGATTGGGAACGAGCTAAAGCTTGTAGAAAGTGTCCAATTCCTCGTCTATCGCTTCGAGCTTCCCTGTGATGTAAAAGTGTCTGTTTGTGTCTGCAATGTTCTCAGGAGTCTGCAACGCCCGGATAGTTTCTTCACGCATACTTTCACGCATTTCAATATATCGCTTGAAGTTGGGGTCGTTCCGGAGAGTGGACAGCGCTCTAATCGCATCTTCATGGTCTATTTCGTGATTTGTTTTCATTTATAGTTCTCGTAGACTAGGTTCAGGATCGCAAACATGGTGTCCAGGATCACATCTCGTTCGATGAAGAACATCGCGAGCAGTACAATCCAATAGATTTCCTTCTGCAAATGAGACATCTCATGCTTTTCTTCTGACGGGTTTTACGCGCCTGCCCATACCCACTTTACGCTTTTCCGCTTTCTTGCGGGCAAGCTGACTCTTGGACATTTCGCTTTTTGTTTTTGGGGTTTTCTTGGAAACTCTTTTAGTGGGGCGACAATATTCATTCTTGCCTCCCTGTCCGCATGGTTTACCGCTACGGGTATCCTTCCACTTCTCATCCTTCCATCTTTTGAGGGATGCACCTTTGGCGGACTTCTTTACCTGGCCCTTTGCTTTTCGGCACTTGGCAATCTGTTGGGACGCACGGGCAGATGGGAATACTTTTACCCGTGCCTTTACCTTTTTATAACATGCGTCCTTTGGCATCTAGCAGTTCCACATTTTCCGTGACCAATAATTAGCACTTAATTTAGTACTTTTCCCTTTGATGCCACCACTCCTTGCGCAATAACTCTTTTTGCGAGCAGGGTTATTTTTCTTAATACTAAGATTAGCATCTCCGAAACGGATAGTTTTCTTCTTACCGCCCTCAGATGCTAAGACTACAAACTTCTTCTTACCGTAGCCAGGCTCGCCTTTGCGGATTCGTCTTGGCGAATTTACTTTAGTTGGTCTACCGCTTGCCACGCTTTTTGACCATCTTCTTCCCGGTCTTCTTCGCATAAGCTTTAGCCGCCGCTTTACCCTTTGTGCCGTAACCGAATTTTTTCTTACCTACCATTGGCATAATATATGTCCCTTTCTATGCCGCTTCTGTCTGAGCGGTTTGCCCGAACTGCGTGGGAGCCGCACCGAGTCTTCCAATTTCAGCATTTTGTTTCTGCTGAATCTGCATCTGACGCTGTTGCATATATGTCTGAATACGCTCCTGCAAAGCCGGATCTTGTTGTGCCTTCTGTTGAATATCAGGCTGTGATAACCATTGTTGAAATACTTGCATCTTCATCTCATGCGAATCCTGCGGACGAACATTGGGAGGTACTCCTGCCACTAACTCAGCAATTGTCTGCCTCTCCTCATCCACCGCTTTCTGTGATGCGGTCTCCTTGGGGATCATGATCTTCTCGGATGCACCAGGCATGATTTGCCCTACTGCGATCTGTAACATCTTCTCGGTATCCAATGTGCCTGATCTGTCGAGTGCAGGGGCAAGCTCGGCAATCGCTTTTACGCGCTCAAGCATTTGTGCGGGATCTTGTGTCGCCACATCAAACTGTAAGTAAAAGTCAAATCTTTCTCCGGGTCTTCCCTTATTAAACTTCTGTATGTCCTGCATTCCGGTAACGCGGAAAAACTCTGCATCGGGTCCGTACTGCTGATAAAGAGTCCATACTTGGTCGATCACATACTTCAGGTGATTAAATACCTTATTGATGGTGGCCTGCTGTTTGTTCTGTGCTTCGACAGGATCAACCCCTGGGGCATTATTTCCCATATAGCGGTCAAATAATTCCTGTATATATCTGCGGACTTCCACATTACCGCCATCAAATGGAGGTGTGTTTGCCCAACGGATCTCGCCAGGTGTACGATAAGGGATACGGACTCCAGGACCATACTTACTTGGAGGTCTTCCGAGCGGATGTTCAAGTGGGGGCAAAGTGGCTAATGACTGACGATCAACTAATGCATCACTCTCAATCTTCGCTACCTGCTGTAGAGGTTCTCCGACTTCAGGGATTGAGCGAGACGAATAAAGTCTTTTGCTTACATTCTCATATTTAGTAACCACGAATGGATACTTACCATGAGCGTAATCCATAAGTTCATGCTTGGCATACAACTCAGGAATATCGGGATGGAATATTGTGCAGTAGATACCGGGGACTCCATCCTCATCGAGCAGTCTTTGATAACAGTACACTATTCTAATAGTCTCATCATCATCACGAATGACCGCATCTTCCTGCCTGATGTTATACAAACTATTGTCCGCCTGTGTGTGCTTGGCTAGGTCTTTTGCCCTTTCCACAAAATCTGCATCCCACCCTTCCGTACTCATCTTTGACTCCAACTGCTCCGGAGTCATGTGCAATACATGGAAGCAGTATGGTGCCTCCTGTGGATCGATTGTATAGTTGGGCCAAATAACATCCTCATCCGGTGCCAACGCTTTGATGCGTGGTCGATTTACGACCTGGCGGGTAACGGGGACTGTGGTTGTGCCATCCTTGCGAAGCTCGCGGAGCATCGCTTTTGCTTTGGCCTTGGATACTTTAAATTGATCTTTTAGTGCGGATGATAACTCCTCATCCATACTGCCATCCTGAATCGCTTGTGCGATCTGCGGGAGTGCTTGTGCAATCTCCTCCAAGCGGATGGTTTGTTGCTGTTTAAGTTCTTTGGAATCCCAATAAACATAGTGGACCATCAGGCCCTTCTCGAAAAAGTGGTTAAGTCCGAGTTCCAATTGATCGTAAAACTCCTCCATCTTGGAGTTCATTAACCATCGCAGGAACATCGATATCACATTTGCACGCTCGATATCACCTGATTCCACAGGGGTAGCCACGATATGTGCGGATCTTACCGCATTGCAGGACATCGCCACGCACTTATTTATCTGATTATCCACCATGCGGATCTCCTGATCGGAGGCCCCATCCCACGGAAATACATCTCCGGTGGAACTTAGGTGGGAGTGCTTTTTAAAATCATCCGACTTCCCTGCCCATAAGCAGTTCCTTACATCGTAATCTCTTTGTCTACGGTCTAACCATTCGCCCAACTCCGACTGAGTCCTGCGATAAGTTTCCGCAAGATAGTCAACATCAGGCTCCTTACTGACATATAAAAGTTCGGGATCGGCGGCAGACTGCATATGCGTAGCATAATGTAACCTTTTGTAGTTGACATGGCAAGTCAATATCCTCCACCACCTGTACACATAAGGCTTCCACCGCCCACATAGTCAGGTCCGCTGACCATTAGGTATCTGATAGTATCAACAAAGTCCTTAAAATGCTCCTGACGGGAACTGCCCGTATATTCAAGCATCGAGGTAATAAAGTTATCACACCTGTCAGACACAAAGAGTTTTGGCTTATTC